GACGAGGTTGCTGTTGAAGAGGACGCGCCGAAGACCGAGGAGGAGGCTCGCCAGATAATGACGACTGATTCGGTAGGCATGGCCGAGATATACCTCGACAAGCACCCGGAAATACTCCCGGAACTATCTTCGGGTGAGGACGCCAAGGAGGCCACGCTGGCCTTCATTCGCGAATACAACGAAAAAATCAAGTAAATGTACTAATTTAAAGTGAAAAAGTGAATTCTTTCAAGGGACTTCAAATGGATTTCCAGGGACAGATCAACGAACTTATCAAGGACACTCTTGCAGAAAAGCTGTCGTTCAACATCTTATTGGTGTCGGACGAGAACTCGAGGCTTTCCGTATTGCGCGGATACAATGCGCTTGCGCAGTTCCGCAATTTTTACAGCACGATGGCCTCGGTCAATTTGACCACAATGAACACTGGCGAATTCCTGCGTGTCAAGCCGGACTTGCACAATTACAATGTGCTGTGGATGGACAACGTAGTCAACCCGCAGTTCATTTCTAGCGTGTCCGAATCGCTCCTTGCCTACGAGAACGAGGTCTGTGGCGGTCCAATGGTTACCGATGGACGTACCGATGAAGAGCTTAAGAAGGAAGCCGATCAGCGTCGTGCGTTGAGGAACTTGCATATTCGTGCCATCTATGCGCTGGATGAGTTCGTGTGGGACGCCCCGGTCGGACGCCAGGTAAATATGTTTACCGCTCGCATGGTAGAGGACGCAATGATCATCTCCGACGAGGTGGTTGTGCCGAATGCCGAGATGGTTTCGGTACTGAAGGAAGTCGGCCTGGTGCCTCCGGAGAAGGACGTCATCGTCATCAATACGTTCGTGAACGACACGTTCTACCCGATCCATAAGGTGTTCACCAAGTCCGGAAGTTATTCCACGCAGATCCGCCGTCCCAAGATTCTGATCAAGGGAACCAGTATTCCGATGAACGTCCAGCGATTCATAATGCTGGACGAAGTCACCAAGAACTACGACATCACGATTTCCTCGGTTGGCGATCTTGCAAAGCCCATCTACAAGCTCATGCAGCAGAACGATGATGGCAAGGCTCCGCGAGTTACCACGATTCCACACTGGGCTAGCCCGGTGATGAATCGTAGCAACTATGCAGCAACGATGGCAGTCGAGCGAGACACCGGTTTCGATTTCGTGATTACTACCGTCCCAGAAGACATCAGTAACAGCCCGTACGAGCTTACCAACGTCGATACCGACAATATCATGGCTGTAGCTGAAGGCGCTGTTACGATCGCTGGTGTTCAGGACGCCGGATTCTCCAAGGAGAACCATATATGCGTGGCTACGAACCTTGTTTTCGGCCCAAAGACTACCGAGAAGGAAATTCAGTCCATGATCGAGAAGTGGCGTATCTGCGTAAACTGGGATACCGCGTACCAGAAGCAGCGTGAATTGCTGAAGGCGAAGACCGTGGCGTCCGAGCAGATCATGGGTGGCTATTTCCACGCCATGCTGGGACGTAACCTGTCGGATGCATTCGGTGCCAAGCTGAAGGAAGCACTCGACGAACAGAAAAAGGAAAAGAAATGAGTTTCTGGGTCGTTAAGTACGACGTAATGGGATTCGCCAAGGATGCCGATTACCACGACATCGAGGTGGAGTCCCCTTTCTTTATCCGTCCCAGTTTCAACACGAGGGCCGAGGCCGAGGAAAAGGCCAAGGAACTTAACGGGTCAGCCGGCGGAGATATTATCGAGGCTGACCTGAAGAATGACAAGCATTACAAAGGCAAGCGGTATGTCTATTCGATAGCCGAAGACAGTATGCCTGCCGAGGAGATGCCTTATGGCACAGCAGAAGAAACCGGAATACGACGCGCAGACGATGGCGTTCATACAGAGCGCGCAACTGAGCATAGCCAAGAACCACGGCCTTGAACTAGACCGCGATCCGGCTGAAATCATGCGCGAAAATAACAACAAGCTTCATACTGCCGCAACCGCTGTCAAGAAGAGCAAGGGCATGGTACGTCAGTCGATGCAAGCCAATGTGCCGGCACCGCATATAGCGCCTGCTCCACAGCAAGTACAGATGCCGGTGCCCAAGAAGAATTCCGCTACCGACGAGGCGATGCGTCAGAAGGGATACGATGCTTACATGCAAGGATTAATGCGGTCGGCTCCCGAAGAGGAATACGATGATGCTGATGAAGGTGTGGAACTTTCCGACATTCCGGAACCCGAGTATGTGGAAGATGAACCGGAAGAGGTTCCTCCTCCACCGCCACCTCCGCCACAGCCCAAGCCGAAAAAGCGCCAGAATGTTCCCGTAGTGGAGACTGTTGCACCGAGAATGCCGACGCCGAAGGTGGTTGAACAGCCGAAGCCGGCGTCAGTGTTCAAGGCCATGGAAGTTACCAACTTTAGCGAGGTACGCGGGCTACCGTCAGAGGGGCTCCTCTATGATGCACCGCTGGCCGGACAAGCGTTGACACTCATGGATGTCATGATGATGAACTACATGGACATGACGCGTCCTACCGGTGCGATTACGGAGCTTTTCAACCGAAAGTTCAGCGGAGGCTGGGCTGACGGATTCAACGCCGAGAATATCCTCGAGTGCGACGAGGCGTATCTCATGTACTGGCTTCGCGCGTCCACCGTTACCGACATGCCGTTCCCGTACGTTTCCGAGAACAACCAGCCGTTCCGCTGTCCGCATTGCGAAAAGGTTGCAATGTCCAAGGAAGACTACGAGAAAATGCCGATTACGTTCGCTGACCTTGATTTCAAGATTAAGGGTGACTTGAACGCTGTGCTCGCCAAGCATGCCGAGAAGGGGTACCATGCGTTCACTCTCCCCGACGGAAGGGAATGCGACGTATACCTTCGTCGTCGCTATCATGATCGTATCGTGTTGGACTATGTGGATCAGTATCGAGCGGAAATGCAACGCGAGATGCCCCCGGAATTCAAGGCTGTCATGCATACAGCTGCCATAGTGGAAATCGAGGACATGGAAGATATTGTCCAGAAGACCGAGTATCTGGGCAAAATGCCGTATCCGGTGGCTCGTAAGTTCTTCGATGAGCTGGATTCGTCTACGCTGACGACAGTCACTACGGCGAAAGTCCGTTGTCCGTTCTGCGGGAAGGAGGTCGTAATTCCTTATCCCTTTCGTCTCGACCTCTATATTTCCAGTCTATGATTATAAGGAGCTGATGCGGTGTAAGTGCCTTGTGTCCGACATGACGTCCAACTCGTGCAACGATTGCGACAGGATGTTCTTCCCGGAATTCAAGGAACTGCTCAACTACAGCATAGAGAAATATAACGCGCTGAACAAGATCGGCGAGGACGATACCCAGGAACTGAGTATGATGCCGAGGGTCTAAAACGGGGGCCGGTTGGAAAACCGGCCTTTTTTGCTGCCACGGAACTGATAAACTATGCGTTAGCTTATCGTATAGTGCTTGATGGCGACCGATACTCAAAATAATGCCGGAACGATGGACTTGACCACGCAGATCTCTGAGGGTTTCTTGCGTGCGATGCGGTCGTTGGGCAATAGTTCGTCCATGGAAGACCAGCTGGTCAAACAGCACATGGCCGCCGGTGGAAAGACCGGTAACGAAGATGACCCGCTGTTCAATACGCTGAGCACCAACAACGAAGAGCTCAAGAAGCTGACTGAGACCAATCAGAAGTTGATTGAGCAGTTCTATCAGTATGCCGACTATCTGAAAGACAAGTACATGGTTGGCGGACAGTCGTCGCTGGCCACGTCGGTGGAGAGACAAGGGTCGTCCATCGGAGTGTCGTCTAGTGCCGATTTCGACGCAAACGTTCCGGGGACTCTGCGGTCGGCTTATTCTGGCATATCTAACTCGGTTTCGATGCAGTCGCCGAACGTAGTTCCGGTCGATTCCAGTAGCATTTACCAGAGCGTAATGAGCGCAATGGGGGACGGGAACCGCAATACTGTGGAGAATGATCAGAAACTGCTCGCTGCGGAGGAGGATCGTCAGTACAAGAGCGTCACAATGTCTACCATGAAGAAGCTCAGCCAGGCGATCGACCAGTATCTCGGCGAAGGCATAAAGGTCGACGTCAGCGGTGCGGATAGTGCCGGTTCCGGGTTTGGGTCCCTCATAGCGTCTGCACTCGGTGCTCTGGGAGGAGGTATCCTCGGTTTCGCCACTGGCTATCTCAGCAAGTTCGGCGAGATGTGGGGAAACATCGGCAAGTCGTTCAAGAATGTGTGGAAGGGGGCTACTGCCTGGATGAAGGATACTTCTCTGGGCAAGAAGGTTTCTGAACTTGGCGTCAAGTTACGTAGCGCCATAAGTGGCGGTTTGGCAAAGATTACTGAGCTCAATGGTTCGTTTAACAAGATGCTTGCCGGATGGAAGAAGGCTTTTTCCGAATCTGTAGTTGGCAAGGGATTGAAAGCTATTGGGGATACTGCTAAGAAAATCGGTAGCACTTTCAAGAATATGGCCACCGGTGTTGCTGGGAAAATAAGCAAGGCGGCGAGTGCAGTCAAGAGTGGTGGCATTATGAAGGCCGCGTCGTCCGTAGTGACCGGCGGGCCGATAGGTGCCGCCGTGAAGACGGCCAAGTCGGTTCTGCCTATGGCCGCTTCGGTTGCCAAGAAGCTCCCCATGGTGCAAGCGGCTGGAGGCGTACTCGACACCGCGATGAATACCTACAAGGTGGCGAAGGCTGGCGGTAGCCTTACCGATATAATGAACACTGCTGCCGCCGGTGCAATAGATACGCTGTCGGATACATTGCTTATTCCGGAAATGGTTAATGCGGTCAAGGGCGGTGTCAACGCGTTCAAGAAAGGTGGCGGATTTGGCGATGTGATGAAGGGCGCCGGTAGTGGTTTCATCAAGAAACGTGACGCCAACGACATTTCGATTGGCCAGGGCATGATGGCCAACATACAGCATTTTGCTGGTAACGAGACAGAGACATCTCGTCGCATAAGGGATGCCTACAATGCTGGTCAAGGCTACAAGGAGGCTGGTCTTGCGACTGTTTCTGGAGCGGCTGGCGGTTTTGGTCATTCTGCCGCATTGTTCAAGCCTACTACCGCGATCGGTTCAATGGAGAACCCGCGTGAGCCTAACGCCACGATGAGCGATAACTTGCCTACTGGAACTACGACAGAGTCTGATCGTCTTAAGGCTATAGCTGATGCGGTTAAGGAAGGCGTGAAGGAAGCCCAGTTGAGTCCGGAAGTTCGCGAGATGAACGCCCAGAATGCCAAGGCGACTGGTGAGGCTATCAACGGACAGTTGTTTGGAGGTTAATGTATGGCTAATGGGTACGAGAAATATCTTCAGAGAGTAGGCCATACTACAGGGAAGATGAGCGAGCATCTCCCGAAGCCAAACGTGTGCCGCATAGAGGTGCTCGATGGCGCGGCAAGGCGTTCCTACATGGGTGGCTTCCAAGGGACACTGGATTGCTTCAAGGAGACGATGCTTGATGCCATAGCTCGTGGCAAGTACGACATGTATGAGCCTTTCTATGGCATACTTGACAATGCGGCCAACGGGTCTGGACCATCGTTCGAGGTGAAAGCCGACTGGAAGACCAAAAGTGGAAACAAGTCTGGATTCAGCCGTATGAGCTCCATCCTTACCGGTACTGGCGGTAGGAGCGGGTTGCTTGGTGTAATTCCGGGTCTGTCTGGTGTGAACTCGCTAGCAAACGGGGCGTTGAATTCTATCGAGCAAGTGGCTACCGCCGGCATGCAGTTGTCTGGTGTGAATAACAACTGCACCGGTAGCATGACGATCAAGGATTTCGCTGGCGCGACTATCGACGCGACATTGCCGCTGAAGTTCCAGTGGTATATGCCGGAACAGGAGGACATGTGCCGTATGTCCTTGAAGCGTCTGATTATGATGACCTACGTTCGTCCTATGGATCTGGAGGCGTACGACATCGTCAACGCCATGATAGATGGCATATTGAATTCCGGCGAGAATCTACAGCCGGTTCTCACCCAGCTGAAGAACTATGCGTACGATAAGTTAGTCCCCGACAGTTTGAAATCGGATGCCGGCAATACCAATACTACGGCAACCACTACGTCCTATAAGGACGGCAAGAACAGCAATGGCTCGACTAACGAGGGCGATTTGCTGTCTAGCGCCATTGACGTTTCCAAGAAACTGGTGTCTACTGGTATTGACGCCTACAACAGCATTAACACGTTCTTTGGCGGTGAAATCACGGCCAACCCGTTGCCGGTACGAGTGAGCATCGGACATTATCTCGACTTGGAACCGATGGTCATCAATAGTGTCAAGATTTATGCCAGTACGGAGCAGTTCATATCGAAGGATGGCACACATCTGCCAATCTTTATGAATGCCGACGTGAACGTGTCATACTGGATGCAGCCGGGTCCGACGAAGGACTTCATCTCTATCCTCGGTAACGAGGTGTTCGAGCAGTTCATCGACCGGTCGAAACAGAACATCCAGGGTGCCGGAAATGGCAACGGCGCCAACAAGAATTCCAAGACTGGGAACAAGAATAAGAATAACCCGCAGAAAAAGAAGAAACGGTAGGTGACGTATGGCGAAGGAACAGTTCCCGAGAATCCGTGAGGACAAGTTCAAGTATGCCGGCATGTTCCACATTCCGGCTGTGGACAATGGTCGTCTTGACCGAGTCGTGGGCAACCTCTATGGTACTCCTACGATGTATAAGTCGTTCGCCGCAGTCAACGCCATCAGGAATCCCATGGCTCTCCGTGGAACTATACGACCGGTGGACGAGGCCATCCGCAATGAACTAGTTTTGAAGGGGTATTCCGGTGCGGAGCTGGAACGGGAGTTCAAGGCGGCCAAGGAGGCCGTGGCTCTCGGCGACAACGACTGGATGGGCTACAGCGAGCCTTTCAGTGGTGTCATAACGGAGGCCGCCGGGGACAGGGACTACCTCTTGCCTACGCCGGACAGCGTGGTCGAGTGGTATAACGAGTACAACGACCTTAAAGGAACCGACGATTAATGGCTTCTCGTGTAGGATCAAGCTTTAGTGTTACGATGACGTTGAAGGACCGCGCTTTCGACGCGTCCAGTGTCAGCGACATGGAGATGATTATCCCCATGAACGGACTTCCATACGGAAACTACACGCTAATGGTGACCAACCTTCCCGACTTCAAGGTGGATAGCGGTTGCTACGGCTCCTTCATGTTCCTCAATACCGGGCACCCGGAACTGGACGGAAAGGGATTTTCCTACTACGTCATCAACGCGGTAGAGACTCTTGCTAACGAGGCCACTGTCAAGCTGAAGGTGAATTGGCGATGTGCTACCGAGGAGACTCTCGCGGTCAAGACCATGTCGGTCACTGGCACCAGCATCGACGCCATGATCGATGTAATGAAGTCGTATGAACAGCCGGTACCATATATCAACGAGGTTTCAAACACCAGCGGATTTACCGACACGATGACGTGGAGGTTCGTCAACGCCAATCTGGAGGATATGCTGGTCGATACAGTGAACCATTCGGCTATCAATGGCGATTATCTGTTCTGGGCATACGACGAGGTAGCCCAGAAAATCAGGTTTTCTACATTGGGCACTTCCAAGAAGGTGAGTCCGCCATACGCGTGCGTATATTCTCAGGACGCACTGAGTTCTACCCAGAGCGTAGAGTTTACCGATCCCAATACCAAGAGCCGCATATGGCTGTACGCCATAGAGGAGCGTTCCAGCCAGAAGGGCGAGAATATAGGAGACACTTTCCCGAGTATAGTGTTCTCCAGCGTTACCAGCAAGGGTAAGGCCGATGTGAGTCGTTGCAACGGCGAGTGCTTCGACCATGTTGTCACAAGTCACGGAGCCATGTCAAGTGACAAGGCGAGGAAGCGTTATGGGATTTCTGGAAAGAATACCTCGTACGGCGAGCTTCGCGTAGTCGATAATTTTCCGCTGAATACGCACAAGTCCTATGCGATTGCTCCTGAAATCCGCAAGCGCATCCTTTCCGAGTACAGTAAGGTCATGAACATAACGATTCTGAACTCGATAGGGCCCGCTGTGGGGAGCCGAGTGTATGTCCGTGCGCTGAAGGTGACCAAGAACGGCGCCAATGGCGGTTCGGACATGTACTATACAGACTCGTATATCGTGCTGACAAAGAAGATTATCAAGGACAACACTATTTCAGCCGGTGCGCTCGGCAACGCGGTGGCATCGCAGAATGACGAGTACGCATGCGTGCTCATACTTGGCTCTTGTTCGGACGACGTGGACGGATACAAGCCGGCCATGACCGAGCTAAACAATATCGCCGAGGCGTGCAAGGTTGAGATGGACAAGAGGGCATGATATGTTTAACAAGTTGCCGGAACAGGACTACATAGCGATTGTCGTTGGCGGAAGCAACGATATAATGCATCGTGGCGCTGTCAGGGTGAAAGTCCTCGGTATAACCAACGAGTTCGATAACGACGAACAGCCGTACGTGTATCCGGCAATCACGACCGGTATACAGCAAGTGCCCCAGATTGGCTACTATGTTCGGGTACGTTTCCTGAACGGAGACATCAACTGTGGTTACTACTACGGCATGTCCCAGACGGCAAACGTGGCTCCGTCCGTATTTACCGAGAATTACCCGGACGTTGCGGTTGGTAACCTCGGTGAGGACGGGTTCTTCTATACTCACAACAGACATACACACATTTCCGAGATCGTGAACCCAGGGAACAACTCACAGCTTACGTGGGATGCCGCCGGGTTCGTTACATACGAGTCCAACGTGGCTCATAGAAATGCTGGTATGGGGGCCAAGTCTAACACCGGAGAGAACTTGCAACACGTCCTCACCGAGGGGACGATAGACATATTTACGTGCATGCCGGTTGGGCACAACAGGCGATCTAGCGGTATAGGCCAGGGTAGCGAGTACCTTACCGTGTCTCATATCTCCCAGGCGACTATCGACGCGTTCCACGGGTCTCTCCAGGTGGAGCCGTCTACCGACAAGCCGAATGAGCCGCAGACTGAAGCCGATATACCGAAGATGGATATTGTCAACAGCGACGGCGAGGTGGTGGACAGCGTTCCTATGGATCGCACCGAGCACATGATAAAGCGCAACGGAAAGATTGCCAAGTACATCATTGTATGCCACAGCGAGGGAGAATGCTTCCCGGTCATGGCCAATAAGTTCATGACAACCATGTCCAACGCCCATTACTTGGTAGGGATGGTCGCGGGCGAACCCGAGATACTCAGCGACGTGAAGCCGGACGATGCGCCGGTTACGCCGAGCGTCACGCCGGTGGACGTAGGTTCCGCCGGTGGTGAACTGGCTAGCGCATTGGGTCTTTCTACCGACGGCTCCAAGCAGTACCTGAAGAACAGCGGTTTCTACCAGTTTGTCGACATAGAAGACGACGCCGGCCTGTTCAGCGAGGCTACTGTGGATGGCTCCAAGGCCAACGTGGATGCTGTCATTATCATGCTTGTTAACGGATCTAGCACCGGATTTACGTCCTTCCAGCGCGAGACGGTGGATAAACTTGTAGAACATATACGTACCAAGTTCAAGAATCCTGATCTGCCGGTAATTACTCCGAACGATTTTGATTCGCCGAACAAGGCTATGGATATGTCCGGATTCCCAGTGGATATGTACTAGTATGGCGAAGACGAACGGATGTGATAAGAGCGAGAACATTGCTGAGGTTTCTGCCTCGGGCAGTGGTGCTGTTGTCTCTGACAAGACTCCGGCGAACTCTTCCGCGCAGTCGGAAAAGTCGCTCATACCAGCTCTGGATAGCGCTGTAAACGCGTTTACTGGCGCCGTGGAGGAAGTTGCTAGGGCTATAGATGCTGGGACTAGGCAGATTGATGCCATAGATTGCTCCGACATGCTGTTCGAGTTCATCAAGGAGAACGTGCCGATGTTCGGCAAGGCGAATTCCTTCTTGAACGCCGGCACAAATTTCATGAAGGGCATTTCCACTGGTACTACAATCAGCAAGCTCATCCAGGAGCCTGAGTTCATGAAGAGCATATGCGGCTTCATAGAGAACTGGGGCGGCATGATAGACGGATGGCTTGACATCATAGTAAAGGCTTCTTTTGCACTTTTCAACAAGATCGATGCGGCTCGTGAGAGGCTGGAGAATGCCACTCTAGACTTTACCGAGGCCGTAAGGAACTGTATTCTCGACGTATTCAACGCTATCCGCGAAAAGCTTTTCAAGACCATCAACTTGTCGCTCTCTATCAACTGGGATTCCCTGTTGAACCATATGAATGACTGCCCATGTCTTTGTGTAGTGATTGCCAATCTGCTCGGCTGTACCGAGGACGACGCCGGTAATGACATTACGAGGAACCCAGCCGCTGTAAAGGCTTGCATAGAGGAAAAGTACAAGCTCCTCACGCCGGTCGGCCTCAGCGTTGCCCTCGACAATCTCCTTACCAAGTATGTCCGCCAGTACATCGACATGGTGTTCAACTACCTCGAGTCATGGATTGTCTACATTTTCAATCTCGTTATCAAGCCTTTCAGGTGGCTTCTGAAGAAGTATGTGGAGATGCTCCGCAAGAAGATTGACGTGACCGCTTTCATCAAGGGATTGGGCCCGTTCGAGTGCTTCTTTGTGTACACTACAGAGTACGAGAACGGAAAGGAATTCCTTGGCATGTCGGCAATCGACATGATAAATACATATCGTGGGTGGTACGGGTGCCTACAGCTGGTGTGCCCAGGTCTTTCCGAGAAGATCAAGAACCGCGTGAAGGAACTTTACAAGGATCTTCGACTTGACGACAAGTACTGGCGCCGTGCCATGGAGATGGACGTCTACACTTGTTGTCTGGCGGTAGACCTGGACGGCCTTTCTACGCGAGAGAGCGTGCTTCGTGAGCTTTACAGCGAGTCTCCGTGGGATGTCCTCATGTCGCTGTTCCGAAAGAACAAGAACAAGGGTGACGACGTATCCGCCGACGAGGAGGAATTCGACGAGTACGAGACTTCCAGGCCGGTTACAGCCGCTGACATGATGCCAACCGATAGCAACAGCAAGCCGAGCGCTATTTCCGACGCCATCAATTTCACCTATGCTCCCGAGACGGAGAACTCGGTGAATGTTGGCACTCGCAAGATATCGACCGACGACGAGGAGATACTGAAGACGATAGGCGATAGCATGGTCGCCGGAAGTAAGTACGATTCGATGTACGTGGAGAGGTTCTACCAGCTGATCCGTTTCGGTAACGGCTATGCGACCAGCAGGGCCTACGTGGAACACATGGAACGGAATCTTGGCGACATAGAGCGTCCGGGTTCCCAGTATGATAGCAATATCGACTGTTTCATGGGCGATAGCACGTCAAACCGCGTACCGGACTTTTCTGACAATCCGACCGGTTTGCCGACGGTAGGTGTAATCGGCCCGGATGGTGCCACTGATTCGGACACCGACGTTCCTCACGTTGAGGTGAACTACTACATACCTTCGGACTTTGACAAGGAACGATCCGATAAGATTTCTGGATTCCGTTTCACCGAACGGGGAAAGGACGAGAGTCTCGAGTCATATTATAGGCGCATGTTCAACATGGCACAAGCCTAATTGGAGGCTGTCATGGGTCGCAAGAATTATTATACAGATTGTCATAAGGGCAGATATACTCTGGTTCATCCAGAGAAGTACATGCAGAATGCTCCGCAGCCGTACTACAAGTCGAAGTGGGAGCAGAAGATGTTCTGTATATGCGACCTGAATCCGAATATTACGTTCTGGGGATATGAGCCACCGCCGATTTCCATTCCGTACATGTCGCCGAGGTATAACCGGGTTTCCATATACAAACCTGATATCTATCTCGAGTGCATGCCGGAAGGCGCCGATAAGGCCCAGCGTTGGCTGATTGAGATCAAGCCGAGCTCGTATTCCAGTCTACCGAAGGTTCCCCAGCCTCCCAAGTCGGATGACCCGAAAGCCGCCGAGCGCTACATGAAACGCAAGGCCACCTATGAACAGAAGGTTATGGATGTGATGGTCAATACGGCCAAGTGGGAGGCCGCGGTACAGTGGTGCCAGCGGTACGGGGTGCATTGGTTCGTTGCCAACGAGAAGAACATGGGCCGCTTGTTCGACGCGTCGGTAACCATCTGAGCAAGAATGTTGTAATTTAATGGTTAAATTCAAAGGCAAAACGCGCGATGTCAATATGTTGCAGTGACGGAGTCTTCATCAGTGGCGAATACATACCGCTGAGCCAGCGTTTGCTGGCCTATGGGAAGGAAGCGTACAGCGACGTCACCAAGCGGCAGAGGGTCATCATGTGGGTGTTCGTGTTCTATGACGAGACCGACATGTGCCCCCAGTGTAAGCAGAGCTTCAGCGACATGTTTGCGTGGTTCAACAAGAACAATCTGTTCAATGACCCGATTCGGTGCGTGAGGACGGTCTTGGAGCCAGACCCCAAGAAGAACCTCATCTATACCGATCTCGGTATGGCGAAGTTGCCCGCCGTGGTATTTGCCGACGAGAAGTGTCGCATACTCGATATTCTATTCGAGTTCCCCGGCGAGAAGTGGCTGAACGAGTACGTATTGCCTTATATCCAGGAAGACGGTAAGCTGGCATGAGCGAGAAGACTTACATAATGGGGTATAGCCTCGATTCTGTTATAGAGGCTGTTAGACGCAAGATTAACGGGGAGGACGTGCATTTTCTGGCGACGGCCAGACTCGGAGAGCCTCTCGATACGTTCAGGGACATGGTCAGCGGTTCCACGGTGGCGATGCTCGATATGATTTCCCCCATTTCCTTCAAGTTCACGGAGTATCACAACCCGAGACATCTGTTTATTCCATACGACAAGGTTAAGATCAAGAATACCAAGAATGGCGTGATAGCGTTTCCCTTGAACAAGAATTCGTTCGAGGACGCCGGCGAGTGGAAGGCCGTATGCGACGTATTCAAGAGCGATAGCATATCCAAGCTGTATGTCGACAAGGGCAATACACCTTCCAAGCTGATAACCGCCATGAAGAACAGCATGCCGAAGAAGTTCGTAGACACGTTCGGAAAGGCACTCAGTACCACTCGGTGGAGAGGCGTGAACGTCTCGAAACTGACCATGATCGGTTACAGCTACGAGTATTCTTTTGATTTGCTGGACGTGGATTACCGCGAGACTTTCTATAAGCCGACCAAGAGTTACGAGCGGATATGCGAGTCGATGCTCGATGCAGCCGGTGTAGAAGTGACCCGTTTGCCGAGGAAGGCTTGCGGAAAGATAATCATGGACAAGAAGTTCACTGATACGCTCGTGGTGATGGATAACCGCATAGATTCCTATATGGATTACATATGTGGTATGTTTGACCGCATACGCATGGAAGTAGAGCCGGTGAAGATACCTACTGCCATATCCACGGCAGGGGACGGCATATTCTATACCCCGCTGACCGAGGAGTTCTGGGGCGTGAATGTCATCGGCAAGAGCGCCTACAAGCTATCTGCGTCACCGGTGTCGACGCTGTACAACGATTTTGTTTCGGAATTGCCGTTGACACGCACCAATGCGAAGATGTATAACACTTACGCCAACATGATAAAGTTCTATGGCGCCAACAAGACGCTGGACATTAACCAGCGCGTCGTCACAATGATCAAGTAGGGATGCCCATGACTAGCAAAACTTTTTTCAATCGAGTAGTGCCTATTGTAATCTGGTCGATTATTGGTGCTATCGTCGTTGGTTTCTATATCGTGGCCGAATTCGGCCTTTAGTCTTCCGCTGTACGGAAGTACCTCTGCCCGTATTTCTTGTAGTAGTCGTCCGGATTGAACGTCTCGTAGATATACTGCTTTTGCCTTTTCTGGAGGTCGCTGTAGCTGTCCTCGAAGAATCTGCGACGCAGTCTCTTGTTCACCGTATCAGTGGCAGTCACGTCGGTACCATCGCACGTGTTGTCACGTAGATAGCGGAGCTGGTTCTTGAACGTCCCCTGGAACGCGTTCGGATAGCGGAACTTTGCTTGGAACGTGTATGGCGAGTCCTTTTTGAACGACATATCCATTGAAGGGGCACCCATCAGTAGACAGGAGTTGAACTCGTACATCTGGTTCAAGTGGATGTCGGTAATGTACGGATTCTTGTCGGTGGCGAGCTGGCCAGTACTGCTACGCTGTACAGTGGTGGCCTCGGAATACAGGTCGATAGCAATGTTGATCTTCTGCCAAGTATTCCTAGCCTTCAGCACGAGAGGGCTGTATTGAGCGTTGTATAGCGCGTTGAAGAACTGGAACCACATCATGTAAGGGTCATCGACTACAGTGATTGTCAATTCCTTGGGCCCGTTGTCACCCATTGCTAGCGGGTACTTCATGCCTTTGGTTGTATCTATGGTGGATACGTCCTTGTGCTTGGTTGTACCCTCGCCAACTTTTATGGATTCGGCAGCCCAGAACATGTTCAGTACCTTTGAATCTCGCGAGTAGAACAAGTCTGCCCACTGGTTGAACGCGGCCTTCAGGTGCGGGTCTCCGTGGAACGTCTTCACTGCGTTGATGTTGTACTTGTCAGCGAACGCGTTCCGGTCCATGATACGGAGCGCTTCTTGCACGTAGGGTCCCCAGAACCCGACGTGGTACTTGTTGACCAGATGGCCTCTGGCCGCATGGTAGAACTTGTCCATGTAGTACGACAGCATGCCGTCGCCGTGCATCGCGGAGACGTTCTCGTTGCGCATGTCGTCGGTACGGACATTGTCAATGCCCGCGTAGGTTCCCGTCTGGTAGTTCTTGTTCACCCTTACTGCCATTGGTCACCTCCCTAGTAGTACGAATCCGCTCCCTGCGCTATGCAGATCGCGTTCATCAGTTCGTTCGGGTCCGGCATCCTGATGATGCGACGGATCTCGTAGTTGATGGTGAGGTTGAACGACGCCGGCTCGATGCTACCGGGATTGAAGTTCATAGGGCTCAGCGCGGCGAATCGGCAACGCTCCAGCCTAACGACCATGTGCTCCTGGGCGACGTCGTCGGCGAAGTGCATGTCGATCCACTGGATGTACGTGAGTCGGTTTCTGTACCGGTGGTCTATGCCGTATACGCGGTGGCGCCAGTCCCTGACGGGATCGGCGTCCGTCTGTCCGCTCTGCACGACTTCCATGTAGCGGTTGATCGCCCACCAGTTTTCCCAGTGGTTGTCGGCCAGCATTGTTACCGATATGGTATCGTCGTACTGGTTGTCTTCCTGTTTGGGAATGCGCGTAACGAACTTGTAGTGGCCTTCCTTCTCCAGAGCGCATGACAGACCTGGGCAGATCCAGTTCTTGATGTTCGCGTTTACCGTCTCTTGTGCGTCCGTCGTGTACGGCTCGGTGACAGACTTGCGACGCTCCTCGTAGTTGACCGGGAGTTCCGATATGCGCAGTCTGAGGAATCCCTGGTGCACTGGCACAGGGTTCCTCGTCAGTCTGCGAGCATATTCGTCGTAGTAGGTCGAGCCGGCCACGGCTTACCCCCTTACTTGGCGGTGACGAGCTTCTTGGGCTTTACGGCGCCGGTCTTGTCGGGGCTGGCTTCGGTGGAACCCTTCTTGATTGAAGGGATGGCGTCCTTGACGACTACCTCGGCGCTCGCGTCGATGTCGAA